AGAGTCGGGAATATTTTCTAACGTCCATTGCTCACGAGTTCCGGCATTGGGTGCAGGCTGTACTTCAGAAGGTGCCAGAGAAGAAGATTGCCTATTCCTCTAGAGATCTAATGGAGATGAATGATAACTACCTCAAGAATCCATGCGAGCTCGAGTGTCATGAGTGGGAAAAGCTGATGATTAAATTCGATGAGATGGTATAAATATTATTATGCGAGAAGAAGATACAAAGATTGCTGAATCATACCTCAACCAGGGCGCCATAGGTGGTATGCAACAACGCAATCCCAATAATGATAAATTTAGACCCGGAGACGATATCGAGAACTCCAATATAAAACAATTCTCCGGCTTAGTTGGTAGAGGTAAGGCTAATGCAGGTGGTATAATGTCGAGTGTTGATCTAGCCTCTGATAACGAGAATGAAGTATTTGGTGTTATCGATCTCAAGCATGAAGATACTATTAACACTCCTTCTAACCCTTCAATACTTATTACAGGTTACGGTAGAGTTAAGCTAGCTACATTAACAGATAATATACGTAGAGATCTAGCTGATCTATCAGAAGCACCTGTACTTGCTATCAGCTCTAAACTTATTGATCCAGATTCAGTATTAGTTCATAAGGTAAAAGCTCTCAGCCAAGTGATGCAACAAATGGATTCGCCTCAATATAAGCGTAAGATAACCCTTGCATCTCGCACAGCATAGGTTATAATGGTGTATGCAACACTATGAAGGTATGAATTACATAAACTGGAAAGATATTGACCAGTCTATTGAGGGTATTTTAAAGGAGCTACCTACCAAAAAGTTTGATACTATTCTTGGATTAGCGCGCGGTGGTATGATACCTGCTACGATCTTAGCTTATAAGACTGATTGTCACAACCTACAACAGCTCGGTGTACGTACTCGTGACGTAAAGAATATTCAATACTATGGTGCACCTCAATTAGCAGGTAATGTTCTCGTTGTTGATGATATTAACGACTCTGGTCTTACATTCTCGTCTGTAAAGGACTACATTCAGCATCACTTCGACCATGATGAAATTAAAACGATAACATACGCATCTCTTATCAGACGATCTAGTAGCTCATTCAATGAAGATGTTACAGGCCTTGTCGCTGATAATGATTCATGGTATGTCTTCCCATGGGACTAAATAATTGATTAAATAATTAAGTGAAAGCACGTCCATACTATTTTGAGATTAAAGACATGGTCGCGCAGTTTGTAGCTGCGTTTGACGATATCGTTATAGGTAGATTTAATAAAGATCGAGAAGAAGAGGACCGTATTAACGTTAGATATCTGTATGCACCTAAGCAGCGTGTAATGCACGATATTATCAACTTAAACAAAACAATCACTATACCTGCAGTAGCAGTTTCAATATCAAGTGTAACAAGAGATGCGACACGGGTATTCAACAAGATAGATGGCTTTTATTATAATGCGAACGCCGAGGGTAGTAAATCCGGGGATCAATATTCACGACATATTAAAACACCTATACCCATTAATTTAGAGCTTAATGTATCCATTCTAGCACGTTACCAGACTGACGTAGACCAGATATTGTCTAACTTTGTACCATTCTGTAACCCTTATGTCGTTATATCCTGGTACCTACCTAAGGCTTTTAATATGGCTGTAGATCAAGAGATTAGATCTGAAGTACTATGGAACGGTAATATATCAATGAATTACCCTATCGAGTTAACCGGTAATACAAAGGCACGTGTAACAGCAGATACATCATTCACGGTTAAGGGGTGGTTATTTAAAGATGAAGATCAACCAGCTGGTAATATATTTTACGTAGATCAGAACTTTGTATCGGAAAATCACATCACAGAGTATGAGTCAATGACCGGGGCATATATATCAGACCATTTAACCGAGTCGTTTGAAACATCTGCTTCACCATATGTTACTGGTCTGCTCGTCAACGGTGTTAGATTACAGGATCCTGTAGTATATGACACTGCGCCACCTGATGATCTCGAGATTAGCCTAGAGGGTATGAGATTTAACTTACTCGATGGCCTGGTACTATCAGCATCAGATACTAGCTCCCTAACTAGCGTTGATGTGTTTGATCAGTTTACGAGACAAGGACCTATATCCGGGCAGTCTATTAATTATACTGTCAATAGTGAAAACTCTGTTTCTGTAACACTACCTGTATCGAATAATCTTACAGGCACGTTTGCATTTGTACCATATAATAGTGCTGGCTGGGATACATCAGTTAACTCATATCTCTCTGCAACAGCTCCAGAAGGTGAGGATGGCAGGGGTAATAAGCCGATATATATAGAATTCCTCTAGTAGGTGCTTTATAATCACAAAAACAATATTAAATAATTAAGACTATGGCTGATAACGAAAAGAAATCATTTTTTAACTCGAACTTTATGAAGAGTGTAGCTAGCAGGTTACCTTATCAGACACCCAACGCGGAAGATCTTATAGGTGATCTGAACCCGAAGTATACAGAGTTTCAGGACACGGGAATTAGAAGAACAGAGGCGTTAGCTAATCAGTCAGTATTTTATAATAATGATTATAATAGTGTCGCTGCAGGTCAAGTTAGTAAGGAAGGTCAGTACGCTGAGCTTGTATATGCTAATATTGAAGAGAATAAATCCGGCAGATTACGCGATTATCGCATTATGGCTTCTTTTGCTGAGATCTCTGATGCACTTGATGAGATATGCGACCAAGTTATTAACGTAGATACTAACGGTGATATTATTAAGCTGAAATTTCGTAATACAGAGATAAAGGAGGAAGATCAGCTTCTTATCGAGAAAGAGTTTGAAAAGTATATTGACTACTTTTCTCTAGAGAGAAAAGGTTTCGAATACTTTAGACAGATGCTAGTTGAGGGTGAGGTATTCTTCGAGCATATTATACATAAAGAGCATACGAAAGAAGGTATACTAGGTGCTGTACAACTACCGTCAGATCTTATCGACTCAGTATATGATAATATACAGAATATGCTCATTAAAGGTTACATTCTACGTAAGCCTGTCTTCGACCCTAATAAGCCTGATAAGGTCGATAAGATGGAGTTTGTACCAATGGATACAAACCAGGTAACATATATTCATTCTGGTATATGGAACCAAGATAAATCATTCCGATTACCATTTATCGAAAACTCTAGAAGAGCTTATAGGCAGCTATCACTTGTTGAAGATAGTATTGTAATCTACCGTCTAGTGAGAGCACCTGAGAGACTGGTGTTTAACGTTGATGTAGGTAATATGGCGCCACCTAAGGCAGAAGCATATCTCAGAAAGCTTATTCAGCAATACTGGTCAAAGAAGACATTTGATGTTAACCAGGAGGGCGCAGTTCAGAAGTTTAACCCACAATCAATGCTCGACTCTTTCTGGTTCGCTAAGAGAGCTGGGTCTGATGGAACGTCTGTTACACAGCTACAAGGAGGTGCTAACTTAGGTGAGTTAGCGGATCTAATGTATTTCGTTAACAAGCTCTATAAATCATTAAAAGTACCGGTTAATAGGCTTAACTCAGAATCGGGTGTTTCGGATGGTAATGAGATACTACGAGACGAGCTTAAGTTCGCTAAGTTTATCATTAGATTGCAGCAGCAATTTGCAGCCGGTCTTAAGAATGGCTTCTTAACTCATCTCGAGCTTAGAGGTACTAAGGCCAAGTATGATATTAAAGAGCAGAATATACATCTCGAATTTAATGTACCAACAAACTTCTTTGAGTTAAGAGAGAATCAGAAGCTCGAACTAAAAGCGGCTAACTATAATAGCTTAGCAGCCAATGAATTTATATCTGCTACCTACGGCCAGAAGAAGTATCTTGGCTGGAACGAGAATGATATTAAGGCTAATAGAGAGTTACTACGTAAAGACGCTGAGTTTCAGTGGGAGCTACAGCAGATAGCTGGTGGTGGTCCAAACTGGAAAGACGAGCTACAGGTCGCTGGTGACGCTATGGGAGATGAAGCTGCTGCATTACAGGGTAGTACACCAGCTGGTATAGCACCTGATTTCGGTGGCGCACCGGCTGATACTGGTGGTGGTGCTGATACCGGTGATGAGGCGGCCGGCGATGCTGACGCAGGTGGTGATGCTGGTCCCGCAGAGCCTGCTATTTAAGTAATTAATTTAAGTAATTACCTACATATATAGATATTTATCTGTATAATTAGGGTAATGCTTGTATGTATACCTAAATATTATTAATGGCTAAATGTGACATAAAACCAGTTTCAGCGTTTCAGAGTACGAATCTTAGCAGTAAGATCGACACTTTTAATGAGCTGAGTGATAGGATTCTCAATACATTAGGCTACCCTTTTGTTAATATTGAGATTCACAGAGACAGTCTCTATACTAATATACAGATTGCTGTTGAGATGTTCACTAAGTTCGCCGGGTATACTCAAGAGTACCTCTTATTTGATAGTGATCTATATGTTTTAAATCAAGGCATTAAGTTAGATCACCTCTTTACTATTAATACTATCGATACATTCGGTCAAGATTATTTAGACGATGTAAAGTCACCGGATTTTACAAATAGACTCGAAAATAAACAAACTAACGCTACATATGTTGCTGCATCAGCGATACCCTCAACATCATTTACAACGAGTAGCGCTCTCTCAACAGTCTTTACTGAAGGTAATAGCCTATCTGCAAATGATGTTATTGATGGTACCATATATAACAAGATCATTGAAGACATACCATCTTTGAGTAGTTCATTTATAGTACAGCCTGTTAAGTCCTTTAGTATCTTAGGTTCTGTATCAGGTGCTGATTCACCTAACGTTGATGCTTCATACTTCAATAGCTATGACTACGATGTAATGGACTACAGAAAGGTTATAGCTGTTCAAGACTTCGAAGAAGGTACGTCATCAGGTATCAATCAGCTATTTACTATTGAACAGACAATGGCTCAGCAGACATATTTCAGTTATGCTATGGGTAGTTATGGGTTTGATTTAATTAGCTGGTACGTTCTTAAGGATTGGATGGAGATGAGAGAGAAGCTTCTTGCTACTAAGCGTAGTTATACGTTCGATGACCGTACTCAGATGTTAAGAATGTATCCTCAGCCACGGTCTGGTAGTGGTTCATCTTCAAGATTCTATGGTGTTGTAAGTTGCTCCGTTGAACGACCTATAAGAGATGTTATTAGAGAGCATTGGGTATATCAATATTCACTAGCATTAACTAAGATCACAGTTGCAAATATCCGCGGTAAGTATGGTACAGTAACCTTATTTGGAGGTGGTAGCCTAAACTCCTCTGATCTTATGACGCAAGGTTTAGCGGAGAAGGCAAGTCTTGAGACTATGCTATATGAAGGTGCTCCAGGATTGGGTGATAATGAACCACCTATGTTCTTTGTAGGTTAGTGAATGAAGAAGAGTAAAAAATATAGGCAAGGTCGGTATAAGCCTATTAATAGAGAGAAGTATGTTGATAGCTCGGACCCAGTTTACAGGTCTAGTTGGGAGTTAAAATTTTTTAAATGGGCTGATTCTAATAATAGAGTGCTCAAGTGGGGCAGTGAGAGCATTATAGTACCTTATATAAGCCCGCTAGATGGTAGGGTACATAGGTACTTCGTTGATAACTTTATATTATTTCTTAATAGAGATAATAAACCAATGAAGTATCTTATTGAAATAAAGCCCAGTGGTTCGGTTACTAGACCAAAGACAACCAAGTCGAAAAAGAAAACTACCCTGATTTATGAGCAGCGTACATGGGTTGTAAACCAGGCAAAGTGGGAAGCGGCTAAGAGATGGGCAGATCAAAAGGGATATGAGTTTCTTATCTTAACAGAAAAGGAATTAGGTATACGGTAAGTTTATATAAAATTTACATTTATAGTAGAAAAATAGTACACATCCAATAAATAATTTGTATATATGGGATTAAATCTAATAGTCGAAACACCAGCTCCACGTGAGTCCTTCGAATATGTCGTTGAAGAGAGCACTACCAAAGGTAAGCAAAACCTCTTTATTAAAGGCCCTTATATGATGGCTGAAGATGTTAACCGTAACAAGCGTATCTACTCTCTCAATGAGATGAAGGATGAAGTATCACGGTATGAAGAAGAAATGGTTAAGCCTGGTAGAGCAATGGGTGAACTCAATCACCCGTCAACTGCTGATGTAGATTTAGAGAGAGCATGTCATATTGTAACAGAGATGTCTCAAGACGGTAATGTCTTTTACGGTAAGAGTAAAGTACTATCAACACCAACAGGTTTAATTGTAAGAAGCCTTATTAATGATGGTGTAAGAGTTGGTATGAGCTCTAGAGCGTTAGGTCAACTAATTCCTGAAAGCAATAGCGGTGTTAATCGTGTAAAAGATTTTAAATTAGTAGCAATCGATTGTGTTGCTGATCCATCCTTTCCAAAAGCGTTTGTTAATGGTATTCTTGAAAGTAAGCAGTACGTACTTAACCAGTACGGGCAGTTTGAAGAAGATTATGGTAATTTTGAAAAGACAATCGCGACTATGCCCCTTAAGAACCAAGATGCGTTTTTGAGAGAGAATATGCTAAAATTTATTAAAGGTCTATAATATATTATGAGTCAACAAGATACAAAAAAAGAAATCGTTAGATTCATTGATAGAATCATTAATAAGGAATATAAAACTGCTAATTCTCATTTAAGTAAGGCAATAAGCGGGAAAATTAAGACTAAAATGATAAATAATAATACAACGATCTTTTAACCTATGCAAAATATTTCCGACATCTTAAGAGAAGCAACAAACGGTCAAGTCGATGAAGTCGTCTTAACTGATATTGAAAACGCGTTCAATACACGCTTAGAAGAAAAATCTAAGCTACATGTTGATAAAGCCTTGCTTGAGCAAGATGAGCTTTACTCAGCTAAACTCGAACAACTCCTCGAAGCTATTGACACAGATCATTCTGCTAAATTAGAGAAGGTTGTTAAAGCTATTGATAAAGATAGAGTAGCAAAGCTTAAGGCTGTTATTACTAAGTATGAAACCAATTTAAATGAAGATGCTGAGGTATTTAAAGCTCAACTAGTTGAGTCCATTTCCGATTACCTCGATGCATATTTAGAAGAATCTGTACCGGCTGCTGAAATTAAAGAAGCAGTTAGAAACAAGAAAGCAATCACTGTACTCGAAGGCCTACGCCAGCATTTAGCAGTAGATAGCGCACTTGAAAAGAAGAGCATTAAAGATGCTGTTTCTGACGGTAAAAACCAAATTAATGAAGCCAATAATAGGCTTGAGTCTGCACTTCACGAGAAAGATGCTGTATTAGAAGAACTTAATGATATTAAGTCTAATCTTCTTATTGAACAGAAAACATCTGGCCTCGACGAAAGAACAAGTAAGTTTGTTAAGAAGATGCTCAACGGTAAGTCTTACGACTACATCGCTGAGAACTTCGATTACACTCTACAGTTATTCGGTAAAAAAGAAGAGCGCAGGCTTGAGAGCCTTAAAACAGAAGCTTTAAAAGATACTTCTAAGTCCGATGTACTCCAGGAGAAAGTGGTTGTTGAATCAACTGCCCCTGCTAGTCCGTACATGACTGAGCTTAGTAAGTACTAAAGATTTCTCCTGTAGATGTTTCTCATGAGTTACCTGGTATAGTTGCTTGCAATTAATACCTTGGGGTCGAACACAAAAAAACTTTATATACATTTGTATATAATTTAACGAAAGGAAATTAAAACTATTATGAATTCAATCCGCCCATCACAGGCTTATATTGACGAATCTAGAGCAGCTTCCCTCTTAGAAAAATGGGCACCAGTATTGGACTATTCTTCTAAGTCAGTTGCACCTATCGAAGACAGCCACACTCGTCTCAACACTGCTATGCTTTTGGAAAACCAAGAGCAGTGGTGTATCGAAGAGAATGGCCCTAACTACACACCAACCAACGGTAACGTTGCTGGCGCTGGTGGTTCTATTGGAACCGGTCAAACCACAGGACGTTCTGCGTTCGGTACCCCTGGTACTGACGAGTACGCTCAAGGTGACTTCCGTCTTCCAAAGATCTTGATTCCTATGATTAGACGAACTTTCCCCGAGTTAATCACTAACGAGATTGTTGGTGTGCAGCCTATGGCAGGTCCTGTTGGACTTGCATTTGCTCTTCGCTATCGCTATTCTGGGGAAACCCTTGGTACTGGTATCGACGGCAAAACAGGCGCTGGTAATACCCCTGCCCTTCAGAGTGACATCCTCACGGATGCCCAAGGTGAAGAAGCTGGGTATAACTACCTGCAAACTGCATACACTGGTACATCCTCTCTGTATCTCTCTGGTATCGAATCTTCGATCGATGAGTACAACGTAGACAAGCTTATCTCAGACAGAGATAGGGGTGTAGCTGCTATCCTCAAGAACTTCGAAGTTACTGGAAATATTCCATCCTTTGAAGTATCCTTTGAGAAGACAGCAGTTGAAGCTGGAACACGTCGCCTAGGCGCACGCTGGTCAGTAGAACTTGAACAGGACCTTAAAAACATGAATGGTATCGATATCGATACTGAATTGACAAACGCTATGTCGTACGAAATTCAGGCCGAGATCGACCGTGAGATGTTGGTTCGTATGATTCAGGTTTCACTTGATGCGGGCCCTGACGCCGGTTACTCCATCTGGAGTCCTGCTTCCGCCGACGGTCGTTGGTTAGTAGAACGTAACCGTGATTTCTATCAAAGACTTATCATCGAAGCGAACCGTATTGCTGTACGTAACCGTCGTGGCGCTGCAAACTTTATTGTTGCAACACCTCGCGTATGCGCTATCCTAGAGATGCTCCCTGAATTCCAGTGGGTACCTGTACAGGGTAATGTTAACACACAGCCTGTCGGAGTAGCTAAGATCGGTAATCTTGGTG